CTATCCGGCTTGTTGAATGCGTTTGGCGACCTCGGCGGCGAGCTTGGCGGGCTGTTTAAAGGCCTATTTGGCGACGTGGATCTAAGCACGGCAGAAGGGCTTGAGGATGTGCTGCAGAAGATCGTGGACGCCTTCACGGCTCTAGTGAACGTATCCGCTGGCATCATCGACGGACTAACCCCGCTATTTGAGTTGATCGGGAAAGGCATCACCGAGTTTCAAGACCTGGACGAAGCCACAAAGCGCAGCGTGGGCGAAATGCTGGGCCTGGCAACGGCCATCGATAAAGTCCTGCCGGTTATTGGTGGCCTGGGCTCTGGGCTGGATTCAGTCGGCACGGGATTGACAGCCTTAGCTGGCGCGCAAGGCTTTAGGGCGCTCATCACCAACCTGGGAGCGGTTCGAGGAATTGCAGCCGTTGCGGGAAAAGGTGGGCTGGTCGGCCTAGCCCTCGCCGGCGGATATGGGCTTGGTACGCTTATTGATGAATACATCATCAGCCCGATGGAAGAAAAATTTGGCGGCTCGATTGGCACCTGGCTATACGACCAGTTCAACGCTGACGAAATTGCCAAAATCAACGCGCAATTTGCGCCGCTAACCGGCGAAATGAAAAAGCTGGCGGACGAAACCGAAGAGCTGAGAGTGGTATCTAAGCGTTACGACGAGATGAATCAAGCGCTCGGCGACACCATGGGCTACACCACCGAGCTAACGGAAGATCAGCGAAAGGAATTCAATCTCTACGCCGCCCAACTGGTGGAGAATTCCAAAAACACGGAAGAGTTCGCCGGATCACAGCGCGGCGTAGCCAATGCCGTTGAAAGCCTTAACGATCAGATAAGCACCAGCGGCGGCGCGCTTGGCGAAGTTTCAAGAACAACGAAGCAATTGGCCGAAAACAACCAGTCTCTGCAGATCGGCTACGACGAAACAACCGGAAAGATAAACAGCTTCTCAGGAACTATCGTTAAATCCAACAAGTCGCTGGATGATGCCGCGAAGAAAACCGAGAAGGTTGTTGAAGAGACTGAGGCTTATCGACTCAAGCTCCTGGAGCTTAATTCAAACGAGAAGATAAAACTGATCGAGGCCAAGGTTTCTCTCGACATTGCCGAGGTTGAAGCGGGCGCGAAACGAGTAGAGGCGATCGCCAAGACCCTAAGCGATAACTTTGCCAGCACCGGCGACTTAATTGGAAAACTTTTCGGTGGAATTGATGAGGCTAGCAGGGGAACTCAGTTAGACATTGCGGCCCAGATCAAAAAAGAAAATGAATTGCGTAAGCAGGCCGCAAACGATGTAAGCGATCTAACGAATGCTCAGATCGACCAGATACGAGAGAAAACAAGGGCAATCAGCAGAGGTGACGCGCTGATAAAAGTGGACGGCGCCGGCCTGCAGCCCCACCTAGAGGCATTCATGTTTGAGATATTGCGAGAGATTCAGGTTCGCGTGAACGCGGACGGCGAGGAAATGCTACTGGGGCTGAACTAATGCTGACAATCAGTGCGCCGATCTTTGATATAAACGGCTTTGAGGTTATTGAAAGTTTTGAAAAAGATGGCCTTTCTGACTTTCAGCGCAGAGTTTCAAGAACTGCAACGCTGGATGGTGGCGCCTCGATTACAGACTTTGGATATTCAGACGCCGATCTGACATTCAATATTGAGTGGACCCCGAAAAACTCAGATCAGGTGGATAACGTGCGCCGTATGGTTCGCAGTTATGGCCGTTTGATTATCAGCTTTTACGATGGCTGCTTTCTGGCAGCGCCACTGGATTTCCGGGCAAGCACCGGAACTGTCGCACTTACTTTTCTGGTTGAAAAGAGGCTAAGTCAATGAAATTTGAAACAGCATTAAGAACGACTATGGCCAACGAAATATTGGCCAGGCTGCAGGCTGGAACGGCAGCGCTGCCAAAGATTCAGTGTTATGACGGCGCCATTCCATCCAATATCGGTGATGCGATAGCCGACAACCTGCTTTTCGAGATGGAAATGTCCAGCACCGTTGGCACGGTCACAGATGGCGTCATCACGTTCGATCCGATCAGCGACGACGCTTCTGCAAACAACGCTGGCGCTGTTGGCTGGGCTCGGCTCTTAAACCGCGATGGCGTGGAAATAATCTATCTGACAGCCTCGGCCCAGGGGCTTGGGGGAGAGTTGCAGGTGAACCCCGGAACAATTGCCGCAGGCGAAACAGTATCAGCAACGCTGGGCATCATCAGAGCCGGAGCATAAAGCATGCCGTATTACGCCAGCATTGCTGCAGCCGAGGCTGATGGGCTCGTTCATTATTGGCCGATGAATGAGTCCAGCGGCGCCAGTGTCTCTGACAGCATCAGCGGCTGGACGGGCCTAGTTGTCGGGCTGGACGGGACACCTACCTCGTCGGAGATAAATAGCAGCGTTGTCGCGACTCCGGCTGGCACAGGCCGGGATCTTGGCGCCAGGTTCGTCAGCGACCCAGTGAAGCTGATGCCCGTAAAGCTGCCGATCCCAGCGCCATCAACCGCTCCGCTTGCGAAACTGACTGTCAGAATTCGATTTTACTTAAATTCTCAGTTTCAGGGCGGGTCAAGTGGCTGGTCCCCATTTGGCTATGGTTATAGCACTGGGTCCGCCATGATTACTCAGTATTCAAGCAACACTTTCTGGCGCATTGGCACCAACTCAGGAAACATTTCGGGCAATCCTTTCACGGTCGGCGCTTGGCATGATCTTTTTGTTTCAGCAAACGCAACAAGTACCAGCTTTTATCTTAATGGGGCGTTACTTGCGACAATTGCGAGCGGATCAAATAGTTTCGATCTGTATCGCCAAAGCGACCCGATTAACGGCTGGATCGGTGCGGATAATGACAGCATTCCAAGCTCGCCAGGCATAGACAATGCCGCCGACATAACTGTTGAAGACATTGCTATTTGGGAGCGAGACCTATCCCAAACTGAAATTCAATCTATAAACTCGGCAGGACCATCGGAGCAGCTGACGGGCATCCCCCCGGTAGAAGTAGACTTTGATGCAACAGTTCCCTACTCTGCCGAGTTTTCCGCTTACATACCCACGACAGCCGCTTTTGATATAGCGGTTCCGTATTCGGCAGAATTCGATATTTATACCGACTCCGCCTACGGCTTTAATGTGACAGCCCCATTTTCGGCCACATTTGACGCCTATCAGGACTGGACCAAAGCCCTTAACAGCCTACTACTGCAAGAGTCCTATCAGCTGGTAATAACCGGCAGCCAGAACAACATGGACGATCTGATCGCTAAAATATCAAGCTGGCAAGCCACCAATCAGTCAGACGGGAGGCAAGCATTTATTCAGGCTGTCATACCTAGTGCAAATGAAATCATTGACCAGATAAGCGAGCGACCTGATGGGGATCTTGTTATTCGCAAGGGGCTAAGGCTGCCCTCTGGAGAATCACAGTTCAGCGAAATATTGCGCTCAAATTTTGACACTCTGAGGTATGACCGGAGTGGCAACCGCTTCACGGTCACAGTGTCCGGGTATCGAGTTAATGAGACAGCTTCGACAGGAAGCAGGACGCTTCAGGGCATCCGAACCATATCGGTAAGCAACGGGATTCGCCGGGTTAGATGTGATATTGACCTGTTTCTTCGCCCAGGAATGACTGTGAGCGCGGCAGATGAAACCTTCATAGCGAGCTATATAAATTACTTTGTCGCTGGTAATGATAAATTCTGCGAGGTTGGCGAACGATAATGGCCAAGGGCGAGATATTAGAAAATCGAGGCGGCGGCTTTTACAGGGTTAACCTGAAATACGCCACAGATCGTGTGCAAGGTGAGCTTGTAAAGATCAATGACCGCATTGCTGAGCTGGCAATCCTGGCCCCCATAAAAAAGCTTGAGGTGGTTCAGCTTCAAGAAAAAGTCAATAATGCTGGGCGCGATATAGATCTGCTGATACCAGACTACAGATCTGACCCGGTTGCCAACACCGAGCAGATGAAGACCCTGCAGACGACCCTGATTCAGCTGGGCGCCGAACTCGCTAAATCGCGCTATCAGATGGATCTACTCATTGCCGATAATCTGTCTTTACTAAAACGGCGAGGCAAGATTGAGCGAATCCCTAAAGGAAAGCGGCTTGACGCCTGGTGCGGCGATCTCACAGAAACGCTGACCGGCGTGGTGGGGCTGATCGACGTTAATGATGAGGGCGGGCAAGGGGTTATCATTCAGCCTGGCTATGAGGGCGCAGCCATATACGATGGCACCCGCGACGGCCAACTTGTACCGAGGGAGGCGCAGACCGGCGCTCAAGTTTGGCTTAACGCCGCGCTGCTGCCTGGCGTCCAGAAGTGGCGCCCAAGGTATCGGGCCGCCATTATCAAAAACATCGCTCAGGACGTATGCACGATAACGCTATTACCTGCATTTTCAAGCGCCCAGACCCTGCCAATTAACAGCATCAAGACCTATTCAGACGTGCCTATTCAGTACATGAGCTGCAACGGGATTGCTTTTGAGGATGGCGACAGGGTTCTTGTTCGGTTCACTCCATTCGGCCCTCTAGTCATTGGATTCGAGTCAAACCCTAAAGCGTGCTCTATTCAATCTGTTATTTTTCAGCCAGCATTGTTGAACCTTGAAAATTCTTATGTCGATGATGATATTACTGCGCTTCCCAACACCTGGATTGGCGAAGACCTCACCAAGTACGGGAAGCCCTATGAGGATGGAAGCGGGCTTGCGATTAACTACCCGTTAGGCTCTGATGGCGGCATTGACCCTGCATGGAAGGCTACTCCAGAAAGCGGAGGATTTGTCACGCAGCGGGGAGAAGCATCAAACTATGGCCTTGCGAATTGGATCGGGCGCAATGGCGAGGTTCTTTCCTGGCGATCTCGCCCTGGCCGACTCCACGATATGGCTTCCGATGCTTTAATCTTCAAAGAATTGCGAGACTCGCACAGACTGTCAACCGCGATTTACTACCGCCAAAGATCAATAGATCTCAGCATTGGGCGGATCTTAGGCGCAGCACTATGGAAAGACATCGGGGGTCAGTGGTGGCTGTATGCTGTGAACTCACTGCACAGGATCTACAGAGCAACAGCAGACAGTGACGTGAGTGTCATCGGCTCCACTGAATACTTGGGGCAGTACCAAACCGAAGGCACTGATTTTATTTCTGTCACTGGCTGGTATTTTTCAGCATCAGGCGACCGGGCTGTCTGCACATTTAAGGACACTGACGACTATGGCGGGCAAGTTAAAGTAGC